TTATCGGTGCCAATCAACTATGGGTATTTAATGTGAAATACAAGAACCTTAGAGTGTACAATGCTATGGGCCCTGCAGGGTTCTCAGTGAAGGGCACAACGTTACAAGGGTTTGATCCTGATAACTCATATGCAAAAGCTCTACGCAAACCACACGACGTTCTACCACAGGTACTCAACGGTGGTAAAAGGGTACTAAATAACCTCATGGGTAACCTGACTACAAAAGCCACGGAACCAAACGGTCGTATCAACAAGGACTGCATTCTACTGAGAGTTATAAAATGAGTGCCAATAACGTATTGAAGTTTCCTAATATAGGTACACCACCAGCTATAAATGAAACCGAATTGGCAAAACAGTTTTTGGAAAATAAAAAAGACTACGTCGATGAGATTGTAGAACACTACAGTATGCAGGTCGTGAATCGGCTAGGTATGCACGGGTTTGATATCTTTTCTGAAGAATTTCTTAACGACTATAGTTATACAACAGAGATCCTTCGAGCTACTCTATACAGATCACTGAAACTTGACCATCCATTCATCGAGCACATCAAAAAAGGAATTGCAGAATTAGAAGTTGTCGTTGATTTTGACGACGATCTATAATCTATTGACATTCTATGTAAAGTGTGGTAGTATATATAATAATATGAATTGAATTGAGTTGTAACATGATACTCGTGGATCTAAATCAAGTTATGATATCCAATCTCATGCAACAGATTGGATTCAATAAGAATGCTGAAATCGAGGAAGACCTCGTAAGGCATATGGTACTAAATTCTCTACGCTTATACCGTAGAAAGTTTGGTGAAAAATACGGCGAGCTTGTTATCTGTTGCGATGACAAAAACTACTGGCGCCGTGATATCTTTCCATATTACAAAGCACACCGCAAGAAGGACCGAGAAGAATCAGGCCTAGATTGGCACATGATCTTTGAAGTCCTAAATGGTATTCGTGATGACCTTAAGTCTGAGTTTCCGTATAAGGTGATCCAGGTGGAACGTGCAGAGGCGGATGATGTCATTGCTACGCTGTGTCATACGTATGGACATTTAGGTATTACAAACGGTAGTAGTGAACCTATACTGATACTGTCATCAGACAAGGACTTCGTACAGCTACAGAAATACGCCAATGTAGAGCAATACAGCCCTATGCAAAAGAAGTATGTCCACTGCTCTAATCCAGCACGATATGTACATGAGCATATTCTTCGTGGTGATAGAGGTGATGGTGTTCCTAACTTCGTGTCCTCTGATGATACATTTGTAGTTGGCAAAAGACAAAAGCCACTGTCTGCTAAAAAGGTTAATGCGTGGAATGGTATCGACCCTATTCAGTTCTGTAATGAGGAGATGCTCCGAGGGTACAAGCGAAATCAACAACTCGTTGACCTAGATTTTGTTCCCGAGAATATTCAGAATGAAGTCCTTGAAAAATTCGATAATTATAAATTAAATGGTAGAGACAAGATCTTTAATTATTTCATCAAGAAAAAGCTGAAAAACTTGATGGAAGTGATACAGGAATTCTAAAATGTATTTCCAACAGATGTGTCAGTATGTCCAAACATTGTACCACATGCGTTTTCTTGAACTTGAAGTAGAAATTTTGGAAAGTAGATTCAGAGAGCATGATACAGGAAATTTGAGAACTGCTGTAAGTGTTCTGAAAACTAGAATAAAAGAAATTGAAAATATTATTCGACAGAGAGTGGAGAGTAAATACTAATGGCCTACAAAGAAGGTGTGGCAGAGATTCTTGACAGGATCTCTAAACTAAAAACAAAAAAAGAAAAAGTAGAAGCACTGCGTAGAGATCACAACATTGCAATGGAAAACGTGATCGATATGTGCTTTAATCCTAATCTTAAATTTGCACTACCAGTTGGTGAACCACCATATAAACCACAACCAAAGGAAGCTGACTGTCAGGCAACTCTCTATGCTAATCTTCGAAAATTTGGTGTGTTCTTAGAATCCGGACCATATCCGCACATGAAACCACTACAGAGAGAAGTGCAGTTCGTACAGTTTCTAGAATCTCTTGATCCCGATGATGCAAAGCTTATCGTTGCAGTCAAGGATAAAAAGATGCCCTACAAGGGTATCAATCAACAGCTTCTAAACGAAGCATGGCCCGCCCTAGCATCAACTTGGAAGGAAAATGGGTAAAACATATCGACGCAAAAGAGATGTTTGGGATGATGATCCTGAAGGTTTTGAACGTCGCTCTCCAAAACACGTAAAAAAATGGTCTAAACAGCAGCGGCAGAAAAAGAAAACTCGTGAAGTATATGATGATGAAGACAACAGATCCAGCGTACATCATAGGTAATGGTGAGTCACGCAAATCATTTGACTTGATGATATTAAATGGCAAGGGCACTGTATTCGGTTGCAATGCTCTGTACAGAGATTTTAAGCATAACCAATATGTCTTACCTCACTATCTTGTTGCCATCGACGATGCTATCGTTACTGAGATAGAGTCATCGGATTTTCCATCAAAGAGAGTTCTGATACCACCTGAGGACGAGAAGTGGGAACCTGTAAGGCTACACTGGGGAAATTCAGCATCTAAAAACTGGAACCCAGCCCGACCTAGATCCAATGCTGGTATGAATGCTATACTTGAAGCGATCAAGATGGGCTATAGGAGCTTGTATATCTTTGGATTCGATTTTTTAGTCGTCGACGAGAACACTGCATTGTCCAATATGTATGATGGAACAGACTGCTACGGTCTCGACACCAGGGCAAATCTACAAGATACTCGAAATCGACTCAACTATCTTGGTTGGGTGATTGAAGAAAATCCATATGTGAGTTTTACATTCTGTTATCCACGTGAAGTCATAAATACTGGTATATATACTCCTCAAGCGATTAATGCAAGAGTACAAGATTTTGAAAGTTTATTGACAAATGGAAAAATATAGTGTATGATTTACTGATAATAGGTTTACTATTCAGTCTCGTTGGGCTATCGTTTTATGCCGGCATCGAGTTTGCCATGCCTCGTATTATTGAGGCGATTTTAAATACTATGAAAGATGACAATATCATTCGCTTGGTAGAAGAAGACGACGGAGAAATTTCTATATATAGCGGAACTAAATTTTACAATGGAGTGAAAGATGTCGAAAAGGAAGGGGTCCGGTAAGGGTCGGCGAAAAATCGGATCAACCAAACGTAAGAACCGACGTAAAAACAGGAAGTGATTATGAATATCTTTGTATTGGATGGAAATCCAAAAGCTGCTGCTGAAATGCACTGTGACAAGCACATTCCTAAGATGATCGTAGAATCCGCACAGATGCTGTCGACCGCTCATCGTATCCTCGATGGTGGTGAATACCTTGCTCCATCTAAATCTGGTAAACGTATGGTCAAGCACTATCGTTTATCTCATCACGATGATTTAATCTATAAGGCCGTACACGCTAAGCATCCCTGCACTATCTGGACAATGCAGTCACATAATAACTATCTGTGGCACTATCATCTTTGGCGGCATCTTGCCGAAGAGTTTGAGTATCGTTTTGGTAAACTTCATGCATCATGGGAAAAGCTGAAGGATGTTCTCTACGATACGCCACAGAATCTTGTTTATGGTGATATGACACCATACGCTCTAGCAATGCCTGATGAGTACAAGGTCGACTGTCCCGTACAGTCATATCGTAACTACTATCTTGGCGATAAGACTCGATTTGCCAAGTGGGACAAAGGTCGATCCGCGCCAAATTGGTGGAATGATAAATACAAATAGGAGGTAGAATGCCTACTTACAGTTTTGTTGATGAAACAACCAATGAGACTTTTGAGGAGATGATGTCAATCTCTGATAAGGAAGCGTTTCTCTCCGATCACCCACATATCCGTCAATTACCACCGTCTCGAGTTAACATCATTTCAGGCCAAACTTATAGTGGTCTGAAAAATGATGGTGGGTGGAATGAGCAGATGTCACGAATTGCTGATGCTCATCCAACAAGTGCGGTGGCTAGCCAATATGGTGACAAGTCTGCTAAAGCTGTCAAGACTCGCCAAGCAGTAGAGAAATGGAAGAGGAAGAGAGCTGCAGATACTAAAAAATGATAACCCAGAAAGGTTATTCATGTACAATCATACTAACTTAGCCGTTGTCGACAATAACTATGATTTATTTGAAGAGAGACTTACAAAAAAACAACAGAGAAGATTAAAAAAGAAAGGAGTGAATGCGGGGTTTAAACTGAAAGACATAGAACCAAAAACAATAAACCAACAACGAACATTCGATGCCTATCAAGACGGTGACCACCTCCTACTTCATGGAGTTGCTGGTACCGGAAAAACCTACATATCACTCTATCTTGCTCTTCAAGAAATTTTGAGTACCTTTACAACCAAGCAAAAGTTAGTTATCGTGCGGTCGGTAGTACCGACAAGGGATATGGGATTCCTTCCAGGTAACCAGAAAGAGAAACAGAAAGCATATGAAGCACCTTATTATGGAATCTTTACAGAACTCTTTGGTAGAGGAGACGCATATGATACGCTCAAAGCCAGAGGCAATGTGGAGTTTATATCTACATCCTACATACGGGGACTTACTCTGCATGATAGTATTGTACTTGTCGACGAGTGTCAGAACCTGACATTCCATGAGTGTGATTCAATCATTACGAGACTCGGTGATAACTGTCGGGTGATGTTTGCAGGTGACTTTAGGCAGAGTGACTTTAAATATGATGATGAGCGACAGGGTATTGTCGACTTTATGCGTGTGATAAATAGGGTGAGAGATTTTAGTAGTATTGAATTTAATGAGGATGATATTGTGAGGTCTCAGTTAGTGAAGGACTATATCATATCAAAGCTGAAACATGGAATTTTTACATGAGGACCGATTTGAGGTTCACTCGATAGAAGCAGTTACAACGGATAGTGGCAGACGATACAAAATACCGAATGGTGATATGTATGAGTCTGTCACTACCGCTCTAGGTAATCAACCTGGAAAGAAGGAAGGACTGATGGAGTGGCGACGCCGTGTTGGCGAAGCTGAAGCAAACCGTATCAGTCGTAAAGCAGCAGGCCGCGGTACTGGAGTACACTCAATCATTGAAGACTATCTCAATAATCTTGAGGATCCTATAAAGGATAAGATGCCCGATGCGGTTATGATGTTCAAGCAGTTACAGCCCATACTCGATAAAAGCATATCTAAAGTCTATATGCAGGAAGCACCATTGTGGTCGTATAAATATAGATTGGCAGGAAGAGTCGATTGTGTTGCCGATATTAAAGGTAAGCTTTCCGTCGTTGATTTCAAGACGTCTATGAAACCCAAAAAGAGAGAATGGGTGACGGATTACTTCTTACAGACCGCTGCATATAGTCATATGATCGGAGAGATGTATGGCGATACCGTTGAACAAACAGTCATCTTCATTGCTGTTGAAGACAGGGATCCACAGATCTTTGTCGGAGACCCACACGCAGACATAACACACGAATTCTTTACGCAAAGGATAGCAGAATGAAGAAGATATTAAGTACTATCGCCGCAGGAGCGATCTTCATTTGGACAATGAGCTCTAACGTAGCATATGCACAGAAGATAGAAACATGGTATGTCGGAGACAATGCCATGGTTCAAACAATCTGTCGATCTGAAGATGTCATACTCAAAGTAGTAAAGCAAGACATAGAAGACTCCATGCTCGTACCCCCTCTCATCAATCAGTTGAGAGTTACAGGTGATTGTATACACTTTGGTTTGCCACTCTCCTTTCGAGTCTTGGATACTATCGTATCATACAAAGACTCATTCAAAACGGACTGCGTGGTCCTTGCCGTAGAGGACCCACGGCCGGGATGGAAAGGTGAGCTAGCCGGCTACATCATCGCAACCGGCGTTATCGGGAAAACAGGAAAGAATCCTAATAAAGGAATCAATCTCTAGTTTTTACGTATTTTGACAACAAGTCTACCTTGAGATCGTTAAGTGAGTTCTCGTTCGCTTGATATCGGATACCGATACCACCCTTGTTAACCCACCGCTCAATGTTCTCTGGCTTGTCATCTATGAGAATATTAGGTACACCATTTGTGGTAGCGTACTTCTCCTTACGTCCCGTAAAGATAGCCTCTTGCGGGTTATACCCATGCTTGTCAAGCCACTGGCGCTTCCAGAAGGAGCTGTTCTCATGGTCGTCACGAAGAGGGCTAGATAGGATTGACCACTCACCGTCGGTCACATCATCCACGAAAGCGATGAGCTCGTCGGATGTCTCGAATTTAGGAATGCGAGCAAAGAAGTCCGTACCCTTGAGAGCTTTGATGGACTCATCCCTGTTGGGAAGGTCCTTCCAGTGCTTCACGTCGTAGTGTGAAGCCAGCTCTCTGAAGAAGTCGGCGATCACACCATCCATATCAACATATATCGTCATCAATAAGCCTTTTGATTCATCATGATACATTCTATACCATATCGACAGATATGTCAACTCTTTTTTTAAAAAAAGTTTTATTCGTATTCAGTGATATAGAACTTTTTTCAGGAAAGTTATGCAGCAACGGCATAGAGTATGGCTTTGGAGTTCGTAGAGGTCGAAAGCTTGAGTGTAGAGTTCGGCTTTACCCATGCGAGGAAAGTCGACAACACGTGAGTGAGGTGACTTACGGGCAAAGAGGACGAGTCGACTGTCTTTAGCGAGTTCGTTCCATACAAAGCGACCACCGGGTGATTGACTGTCTCCAGCCTGCAAAGCATAACCCTTTCTAATAAGGAAACTATAGACTAAACGGGCTACACCATTACCACGATAGTGAGAGTCAACCTTTACTAGATCAACATGCCAAAAGGAACCACGCTGAGAGAGTGCAATATAAGCAACTATACGGTACTGATTACCTCTCTTGCGACTCTGATCATATATCCATATCTCTCTATAGTCATCTTCATGGGACTCATCACTATATACATCAAATCCACGCACTCGACCGAGTCTGATAAGGTCCTCATATACGGAACCCCAACCCAAACTGGCACGCTTAGATAGAGTAATACGGTCAGGCATCGACTTCTCCTATTGATTCATCATGATACATTCTATACTGTAAGAGCAGACATGTCAACACTTTTTTTCCATAAAAAAAGCAATCTGAAGGGCCTTCTGAAAAACACCTTTTTTTGCACTTTGTGTGTACTATATCGCTCTACCATTGTCGTGATCGCAGAAATTCGAAAGAGAGTGTCTGTGCGTACGCCGAGATTATGTCTCTCCTTATTGATCGTATACGCGCATTCTAACATATTCTGATAATGATGTCAATTAAAATTATTTTCACTTTATTTTCGTTTGTTATCAATGGCTTAGAGGCGCCTAGGAGCAAGGTGTTGATATCATTGGATTTTTTATTGAAAAAACTTGTTGACATTAGGACCGGAATAGAGTAGAATGTACCTATGATGAATAAGGAGATATTGATATGAACAACAACCAACTGTACGACTGGGCTAAGACCGACACGAGCTTCATGACTCGCTATAAGAGCGAAGCAGATGCTGTCTACAATACCATCGACTATCACACCGGTCCAGAGAACAAGCGCGAACTCCCTTGTGACACGTGCTCCATGGCCGCCAAGTGCGAGGCAGGATTCCTGGAGTGCGCCGCATTCCGTAACTGGGCTTCTCGTGGTGACTTTGCTGACCGCGACGTTGCTCGCCTGATCCGAGGTGCAAAATAATGATGACCGCACTCACACGCATATCTGAGTTCCTGGGGCTTCTGGGATTCTTCACCGTGATGTACTTTGCTCTGATCGCCTTTGCCTAAACTTTTTTACAAAAATGGTTGACATAATTACCAGATTGTGGTAGAATGTACATATGATGAATAAGGAGACACGCACCATGTACACCTACAGCGATCAACTGATCTCCGACCTCCACAAGGACGCTCGTGGCTTTCGGCCGCATGAAGCCTTCTGGGAAGGTTGGACCCAGTCTGATGACGACAACAAGCAGGCCATCTGGGATGGTCTCTGTCGTGAAATGGACCGCCGTCAGGAGGAAGAGGCTCGACGAGAGGAAGAGGCTCTTGCTGATTTCAAAGCTCAGATCACGAAGGTGATTGAAGCTGGCGCTGGCAACCGCATCAACGCACTCCGTTGGATGACGTCCTCAGAGACGTTTTACAGCCATCAGTGTGTTGAGATGTGGGTCTACGATCAGGGCATCCTGTTCACCGATTACGGCCGTGAGCTCGTGAAGGAGCTGATGGAGCTTGTTGAGTTTGTTAAAGAAGAGGAGTATATCTAAGGCTAGGCTCTGAGCGCGCGAGGGTGTTATATATTTTCTTTTAACTCCCTGGTGGCTAGGCGCGTAAAAAAATATCTCCGCAGAAAAATCGACTTTACCCTTGCGCGAAAAGCACGAAAAGCGCCAAAAGCAGCGAGAACAGAAAGAGAACTCACGCACCTAGTGGGTGGTATCACAGAGAACCATCTGATGGTCACAGTAGCGCACGAGATGGCTCACTATGTTCAATATCGGTACGCTCAGAGAGTGCCGAGGTTCAAGGGGAAATGGCAGAAGCCGCATGGTGAAGCCTTCTGTACGATCTACAGATACCTTCGACGAGACCTGGTTAACGAGACCGTGACAGCGCGCTTAAAGTTATAAAAAAATTTCGAAAATCTATTTACTTTTAAGAATATACATGTTAATATAATCTTATTAAATGAAATGCTATCGCAAAGGAGAAACTTGATGGCACATATGGTAGAAACGATGGCTTATGCGGGAGAGGTTCCTTGGCATGGGCTTGGCACGAAAGTTCCAGCTGATCTGACACCAGAGCAGATGCTCGAGAAAGCTGGTCTGAACTGGGAAGTCCAAAAGGTCGACCTCGAGTACCAGTCGGACTCTGGCTGGAAGAATACAGTCCCTGGCAAGAAGGGTCTGGTACGGTCTTCGGATGGTAAGTATCTGGACACCATCGGTGATGATTGGAACCCTCTCCAGAACCGAGAGGCATTCGAGTTCTTCAATGACTTCGTTCAAGCCGGCGACATGGAGATGCACACCGCTGGTGCACTCGAGGAGGGTCGTCGGGTCTGGGCACTCGCTAAGATCAAGGACGCGGTCTTCGAAGCCGTGAAGGGTGACGTGACTGAGAACTTCCTTCTGTTCTCTAACCCTCATAAGTACGGCATGAGCATCACCGTGATGATGACTCCAGTCCGCGTTGTCTGCAATAACACGATCACGATGGCTCTTAACGGTGTAACCGAGCACATGATCAAGGTCAACCACCGTGCAGAGTTCGATGCAGAAGCCGTCAAGCAGACTCTCGGTGTTGCTCAGGAGAAGCTCGCTACGTACAAGGAGGCCGCTGAGTTCCTTGGCTCCAAGCACTTCACCGACGAGAACCTCGTCGAGTACTTCAACACCGTGTTTCCGTTCACTTCTAACAGCCGCGAGAAGAAAATGTCTCGGAACGCTCGACTGGCTATGGAGGTCCTTGACACTCAGCCCGGTGCCGAATACGGTCGTGGTACATGGTGGCAAGCTTTCAACACCGTGACCTACATGACGGACCACACTCTTGGTCAGTCCAATGACACTCGCTTGCAGTCGGCATGGTTCGGCGCTAACCGCAAGAAGAAGACACTCGCTCTCCAGAAAGCTCTGGAGTTTGCGGAAGCCGCATAATGAAGAAAGCAATCTTCATATCTGCTCTCCTTGTCTCAGCTCCT